AAGAAGAAATCCCAACAGAAACAACCCCAACAACACCATCCGAGGAGGATGAAACCATGTCAGAACCCACAAGCGTTGAAGCCGCAATCGCGACTCAACCGATCTATGCAACCGCCAAGCGCGAATTTAAATTGCCGTCCGTTAGCGAATACATCTCAGCATTCGTTCGTGGCGGAAGCGATTTCGCACAACTCAACGAAAACATCCGCGCCGCAGCTCCCAACGTGACTACAACTGATCTGCCTGGTGTGATCCCAACCCCCATCATTCAAAATGTGGTGAACACGTTTGTCGGCTCGCGTCCTCTCGTTGATGCAACCACCTTGCGACCCATGCCGCAGGGAGGCTCAGTTTTCATTCGCCCTGTAGTGAATGTCCATAACTCAGTGGGCACTGCCACACAGAACACGACCATCACTGCATCGACTTTCGGCATTGACGACGTTCAAATCACCAAGACCATTCAGGGTGGCTATGTTGAAATCAGCGAAGCCTCAATTGACTGGACACAGCCTGAAGCACTCGGACCGTTGCTTGATGACATGATGCGCGTCTACATGGACCGCACCGACTTGCTCGCTTGCTCAGAATTGCAGACTGGCGTCACCAACAGCAACAACTTTGCAAACGCATCACTTGCTGACCCGGCATACTGGGTTGAGTGGATGTACACCGCAGCCGCTGACATCTTGACTGGCTCAAATGGCAACTTGCCTTCCGTGCTCGCTGTGTCACCAAACGTCTGGAAATTGATGGGCAGTTTGTCCGATACCGCTGACCGTCCGTTGTTCCCACAGGTGGGCCCAATGAACGCATACGGTTCGCTCAATGTCGCTTCGACACAGGGCGCGTTTGCTTTCGGTTTGCGCGTCGTCGTTGACCGCAACTTGACCTCGGCTGGCATGACCATCCTTGATCCGCGTGCGCTTGAGTCATATGAAATGAATAAGGGCTTGATTTCCGTGGAAAACCCCTCACAACTCAGCAGGCAGATTGCAGTGCGTGGTTACTGGGCATCGAAGGTCATTTCGCCAGAACTCGCCATTAAGGCTGCTTTCGTCTGATAGACGGAAACTTCGAGAGGATCTGAATCATGGCCGTATTCACCGTCACGCACGCACAACGTGTAGACGACTACGCCGTGATTCAGACCCTTGAGGCCACAGATATCACGATCGGTCAAACGATTGTTGTTGCAGGAGTAGGAAACAATTTTGATGCGACTTACATCGTTCAGGCTGTCCCTACTTTTCTGTTTGTTGGTGTCGGTTTTGAAGGTGATTTCATTTTTGATAATGAAGTCACCATCACGAATCAACTACTTGTCAAATCAAACTTCGATAACTATCAAAGAGCTTCAGCGACTGGAACAGTAACTTGGACCCAGTCCTGCACTTGGACCACGGTCGCAGCTGTGCAAGAGTTTCTTGGGATCGCGTCGGCCACGGCAAATGACACCGCGTTTCTCACTACTTGTGTTTCAGCTGCGAACTCGTGGTGTTTTCGTCGCAGGGTCTCCGCTGGATACCACGATAATTTGACCAGTGCACCAGATGCGGCCGTACTGCTCGGTACGACTTTATATGCTGCTGGTTGTTACAGGGAACGTGGCACAACTGGAGACAGTTACGCGTCGTTTGGTGACATGACAGGACCACCGCTGATGACCTTGGGTCGAGTGAACCAGTTGCTCGGCATTAAACGATCGCAGTGTGCATGAAATGGCAGGCATCTTCACGGACACCGTTGACACCGTGTCAGCGTCGCTCACAGCGTTGGGACTCAAGCCTGTCACCGATCCGCGCAACGCACGACCGCTCACAGTGTTCGTGGAGTTACCGACGTTCACTTGTTTCAACAACCAAATCGCAGATATCACAGTTGATCTCCGAATCCTCGGCGCGCCACCCGGCAACAGCGACTCGGCGAACTACATTCTTGGCGTTGTGGACACAATCATGAACAGCGCGATCGCCGTTGTGAGTGGCAACCCGTCGCTCGCTCAAATCGGTTCACAAGAACTACCCGCATACGACCTAACTATCAGAATCGCTTCCAAGCGCATCCCATAAAGGAAAAACCATGCCCACAACAAAAACCGTTTACCTAGCCAGTCCAACCGTCACCATCGGTGGAGTGGACGTCACTCAGAACACCAGTGGCGCCACCCTTGAGATTGGTTACGACTCACTCGAATCCACGACCTTCGGCGATACCGGGCACCGCTTCGTCTCAGGTCTCCAAATGGTGAACGTCACCTTGACGATGTTCATGAACTACGGAACAGGCGAAATTGAAGCCACCCTGTTTGATCAGGTCGGCGACGGCACCACCACTCTGGTCATCTCACCAGCAGGCGCTACCGAGTCCCCAAGCAACCCTGAGTACACGATCAGTAATGCAATGTTGGCTTCGTTCACGCCGATCGTAACGACCGTCGGAGAGCTCAGCCAAGTAAGCGTCAGTTATGTCGGCGGCACTTGGGTGCGCGACATCACCAGCCCGTAATCAACAACTAACCAAAGGACCCGACATGATTGGCATGACATTAAAAGTAGAAATGGCTGACGGTGAAACATTCGAAGCACCGATCACCTACGGAGTTGCGTGCAGGTGGGAAGATCACCACCCCACGCTCTCCGTGGGCCGTTTCTTAGAAGACATGAAATTCAAGCCTCTCGCATGGTTGGCTTGGGATGCGTTACGAACCAAAAAGATTGTGGTTCCGTTGTTTAGCACTTGGGTAGAGAACGTCATGGACATTACGTTTCTCCCAAAAGCCAAACAGGGCCCGCAGGAAGAGCCACAAACCTGATCGCGCAGCTCGCTGTTCGTACAGGCATCAGTCCGTTGGATCTGATGGAAACACCAGCCCAGATCATTGACGAAATGATCAGGTTGATTATTGAACAGAACGAGAGCAAGCGATGACAATTCAGGTGAAAGGTGTGGGCGAAACGCTGAGAGAACTCGGCAAAATTAACCCTGCTTTAAAGCGTGAATTGAACAAAGACATTCGCAACATCTTGAAACCGTTGTTGGCTGAAATTAACCAGTCGATTCCGTCGTCACCTCCGCTGTCTGGAATGGCTCACAACGGTCGTACCGGGTGGAGCAACCGCAAGAACTCGGTCATCAAGATTGACAGCCGTAAGCCCCGCAGGAACCTCAACGAGCCTCGTATGAGTGTCCCTGTCAACATTGTTCGTATTACGACTAAGGGCGCGCCTGTGGCGATTGTAGACATGGCTGGTAAGGCTGGAGGATCGTCGTCTAAGCGTGAAACTAAGTATCAGCGACCTAACTTTGCTGGGGCGCTACCCGGTCAGCCGTCGCGTTTCATGTGGGCTAAAGCATCGGACTCGTTGTCTATGATTGAACGAGAAATGGATTCCACGATCAAGGCCGTGGTGCTTCGAGCAAACCAAGAGATGGCAAGGATTCGCTAATGGCAATCAACATTCCGATCATTACCAGTCTTGAAGATACGGGCATCAAAAACGCTAAAGCTGCGTTTAATGATTTTAAAAGTGCTGTCGGTCAAGCCGAGGGTGGCATAGGCAAATTTAAGGCTGGGTCAAAAGTCGCTTTGGATGCAGTCGCCGCTAACGCCGCCACGTTTGCTGTCGCAGCTGGTACCGCAGTCGGCAAGTTCGTTCTTGACGGAATGGCAGCGTTTCAAAATCTTGCAATCTCAGCGGGCAAATTTGCTGACGCCACTGGTCTAGCCGTTGAGGACGCGTCACGCTATATCGAAGCGGCTGGCGATATTGGTATCCCAATTGATGCCGTTGAAGGTGCTATCGGTCGCCTTAACAAAACGATTGGTGCAGACCCTGACAAGGTTCGTGACCTTGGCATAGACCTTGTGTACTTGCGTGACGGTTCGCTAGACGTCAACGAAACATTCTTAAACACTATTGACCGTCTCAAAAAAATTAAGGACCCAGCAGAAAAAGCCCGTGTTGCCGCACAGTTACTTGGCAAGGGCTGGCAATCAATGGCCGAACTTATTGAAATGGGTGCCGACGATCTCAACGCGTCGCTAACAGCGGTATCAGAACAAAAGGTTATTTCTGAAGAAGAACTGCGAATGGCTCGAGAGTACCGCGCCGCCATGGATGGTCTCGGTGACTCGGTTGATGATCTGCAAGTTAAGTCTGGTCAACGACTAATTCCATTAACGACGATGTTGGCTAACGGAGCAACTAAGGCTTTAGAATTTGATGCAGTCGTTACTGAATTCTTTAAAGACATTGTGGGTAACGGAACGCAGGCCGAAGAACAGTTAAGCGAGTTGGCTGGTGTTGTAGACGAAGGTCGGATCAATGCTGGAGCGTTTAAAACAGCAATCCAAAACGCTAAAACACCATTAGACAATTTGGCAACCTCAGCGAGTAACGCCAGTGTCGCAATCGTTAAAGCTGATACTGCTTGGAAGAATTTGACCGGAACATTGGATCGGGAAGTTGCACTCGACAACGCCAAAACCGATCTAGCCGAACTTGAAGCCGCAGCTGCTAAAGCGTTTGGCACAGGTGCTCAAGCAGACATTGATGACTACGAAGCCAAGCTCGCTAGTTATGCGGGCGTCCTTGCTGGGATATCGGGAACAATGGACGGCATCTCATCCAAAGAAATCTTGTTTAGGTTTAAGACTCAAGGTTCAGCAGCTGCGCTTGAGTACGCAACGTATCTTGCTCGAGGTGCCGAGTACGGCGGACTAAGCGAGTTTGATGCTTTAACCCTTGCAGGCATTTCGGGCACTCGAGCAAACGGTGGCCCGGTCATGGGTGGCGGAACTTATCTTGTGGGTGAGCGTGGTCCTGAACTGTTCACACCGTCGTCGTCTGGGAACATCACACCAAACGGCGGTTTCGGTGGCGGAGCCAATATCACGGTCAATGTCAACGGCGGAGACCCTAACAGCATTGTCAGAGCCCTCCAGCAGTATGTTTATCAGTCAGGCCCAGTGCCCGTGAACACTCGAGCCATGTAATGCCAACTACTGACTGGACATTCCTACTTAACGGAAC